ATGTTGGCAAGGGATATCGCGACCCATGGGATATTGAACGAGCCTACCGCGAGGGAATGCAGAAGGTCACGTGGGTGGCACGTTGCATTGATGCAATCGCTGGCAATCAGGCACGTCTGCCAATTATCTTGCGCAAAGATAACTCACCCGATGGCATGATTGTCAAGGGTAAGGCAGCAAAAAACAGTAGTTTACTTGACATCCTGAACACCAAATCAAATATTGGTGAAAACTCATTTATATTTAGATATAGGGTTTCGTCGCAATTACTTCTCGGTACACGCGGTGTTTTTATCGAGAAGGTTCGTGGGCGCGATGGTGGAGTTATTGGACTAAACCTCCTGCCACCGCAGTCAACCTCCCCAATCCCTGACCCCAAGACATTTGTGTCTGGGTACGAGGTATTGATGCCCAATGGCGACAAAGTCATTATGAAGCCAGAAGATGTCTGTTGGATTCGTAGGCCACACCCGATTGACCCCTACCTCTCGCTCACGCCAATGGAGTCGGCTGGCATTGCTATTGAAATTGAAAACCTCGCTAAGTTGTACAACAGAAACTACCTGCTGAACGACGGCCGCCCTGGTGGACTTCTAGTTTTGCGTGGCGAAATTGACGACGATGACAAGGACGAACTACGTAATAGATTCAGGGGAAATCTTGGGCGGGTTGGTCAAACAACCGTTATTTCCGCTGATGATGGCGTCGACTTTGTTGACACTTCGTCAAATCCGCGAGATGCTGCCTATATCCAGATGCGCCAAATTACAAAGGAAGAAATCCTTTCTTCATTTGGTGTTCCAGAATCAGTAATTGGCAATGCGGCGGGCAGGACATTCTCCAATGCCAGTGAAGAAATTCGTGTTTTCTGGAACGAGACAATGTCTCCTCACCTTGAGGTTCTTGCTCGCGCCTTTGACGAACTTGACCCTGAGCACTATGTTGATTTTGATACATCTACTGTTCCTGTTCTAATCATCGCAAAACAGGAAGTAGAAAGATATTTGCTAGAGGAACTACGCGCAGGACTTATCTCGGTCAACGAGTACAGAACTGGAACTGGTCGTAAGGATGTTGAGGCAGATTTGGCCGACAGCCTCCTCATGAATCCCAACCTCACCCCAATCGCCAATACAAAGAAGCCAATGGCGCCAGCACAGCCCGGAATGCCAATGCCAGGAGCGGGCGGTCCAGGAATGCCACCAGGAGCACCAGGAATGCCCCCTGGAGCGCCGGGTATGCCTCCAGGAATGCCTGGTGGCGATATGGCAGCAATGCCGCCTGATATGGCTGCCGGAGCGCCACCAGACCCAACCACAATGGCTGGAGCGATGGCGATGGAGGCAATGGGTGGAGTCGCGCCAGCACAGCCAATGCCCGGAGGAGCACCCCAGGGTATGGGCATGATGAGCGCTACAAGCCCTGAAATTTTAACCAAGGATGATTCCAGCGAAACTTCACTGTCTAGATGGACAGAGATTCTTGACCGAGGCATAGAGCGAGTACTGGAGCGCATGCAGCGGGTTGTCTTGGAAAAAATGAATGGTCAAAAATCCCGAAAGTCCTTAATGCAGGGGACGCTTGACATTGATTCAGTTTTGTCTCGGGATGTATGGCTAAAGCAACTTGATGAGGATATTAGGCCAGTTCTGTCAACGATTATACGTGATTCTCAAGCGCTTTACTCCGAAAAGTCCGATGGCTATAAGATTCCGGCTGCACAAGACACCGTTATCAATATTGATTCGCAGATGACCAGGATTAAGGAAATTATTGATGGCATCCACACGCAGGTGAGTTCGGCAATCTACAACTCATATGGCATTCAGGAAGAATCTGCTCGTAGTTCAGCCCTCCACTCATCTGTTACGTCTATTTTCATTGATGCCATCGCCAACACAAGACCACGAATTGCTTCTGGTGAAGCGCGACGGGCGTGGGAATTCAGTCGTCCATAGTTTCAGTAAAGTCAGCCACATTTATTTACTGAAACTCCATCTAATCACCTCTAGTTGCACCAATAAACAGCAGGTAGAACTATTATTGAGGATGTCGTTAGGAGCAGTATGTCTACAGACCAAATTAGTTTCAAGGCACTGAATGGCCAGATAAACATTGACGAGGCACAGGGTATTGTTGAGTGTTTCGTGGCCGCAGTTGGCAACAAGGACTCGGTTGGCGACGTCGTCGCTACCGGTGCCTTTACTGAAAGTCTAAAGCGCCGCAAGCCTCGCGTAGTCTGGGGGCATAGTTGGAACGACCCCATTGGCAAGGTTCTTGAAATTTACGAGGTGCCTGCTAGCGACCCTCGTTTGCCAATGAAGATGAAGCAGGCTGGTGTGGGTGGACTTTTCGCCAAGGTTCAATTCAACTTGGCTACTGAAAAAGGTCGCGAAGCCTTTGCCAGCGTTGCATTCTTTGGCCAAGAACAAGAGTGGAGCATTGGATACAAGACGCTAAATGCAACATTTGACCCTGGCTCACAGGCCAACATTCTTCATGAAGTTGAATTGTATGAGGTCAGTCCAGTTCTTCATGGCGCAAATCAACTGACTGGAACAATCTCCGTCAAGAGCGATGAGGCAGAGAAGTGTGGGAACCCAATGGCTCATATGCGCCATACGCCGGAGATGCCCGGTGGTCCAGCAATTGTTGGTCGTCCAGTTCTCCCATCCGTCATTCGCCAAGTATCTGCCCAAATTCCACAGCGTCAACAGGAGCGCGAGGATATTTTTGGCGAGGGCGAAGCACGCGTTCTGCCTGATGAGGCACGCAATGCACTTGCGATGGAACTAATGAGCAGGTCTCGCTTGCCACTAGACATTATTCACGCAACAGAAAACTCTGTCACCTTCAACCGTGATGCTGGCAATGGCAATTCCGTTACTTATCGCCTTTCTTACCATCGCGAGGAAGAGACAGGTGAGTATATGTTCGGTAAGCCAGAAAAAATTGGCATGCGGAATCAGCAAAGCACAATGCCAACAGCACCAGTTGTTGTCCCATCGCAAATGCCGTCAATGCCAATGAGCGTCAAGCCAGGTTCTGGCATGCCAACAGGAATGATGTTCCTATCTTCTGGCGGCAAGTCTTTGGACGAGGCAATGGATGAAGCGGCTGACATCATTATTGATGTAGCAACCAGCGGTAGTGCGCTTCCAGCAGAAAGATTGCAATACGCGATTGACTTGCTTCAGGGAATTAGTGGGTCAAAGCAGGACCCGGCGGAAGAAGAAGTCTTCACCGTTTTGTGCTCACCTGAAGAGGCTTTCCAGGTAAAAAGTTTGCTTGACCCAGTGATTGAGTATCACCGCCTAGATGCCGAAGTAGACCACCAGGGTGTTCATATTTCTAATGGCCTTACGCAAGAAGCAATCACCGCACTAGAGAACATTGCCCTCACAATTGACGATGTTCTCTATGGCCAGGCTGGTGGTTCAAAAAAATAACATTGCCCAACTTTGATGAGTTAGGGCTAGACGCCGAATCTAAAGCACTGGGCGGAAAACTCGGTCAGCGTATTGGTGGTGGTCTTCGTGCTGCGCCGCCTGGGATGTCGTTCGTTGACGTCACAGGACGAGTAGATGCCGATAACGATGGGATTGTTTTTGAAGGACTACCCCTTGAAAGACCCATCATTCCAAGATTCATCGTTCCACGAAGTATTGCAAAATCCGTTGCAAAACTTACTCAAGGTGACTCAGAAGAGATTGAGCGTAAACGGCGTGCTGGCAATGCTGATATCTCTTTTAGCCAGGAAAAACTTCAGGACATTGTTTCACGAATTGACAAAGACTCAAGTGTTGGTATTGCGAGTGCGGCCGAAGTAGATAGAGAAATTGATACATCCGCACGCCCAGTCCCTAATCTGCGACGCACAGTACGTAGTTCACGTAGCAAAAAAGAAAGCACTCCAACAAATAGCAATGGTGTATTGATAGAGGGTATTCGTTCATCAAGGCAAAGAACGGTACTGCGTCAGGAAGACCCGGCATATAGAAAGATTTCTGGCAAAACTGCACTGAAAGACTATGACGCCGAGTTGGCCGAAGAATTAGATGCCATTGAGAAAGCGATTTCCCATTGGGAAGAGACGGGCGATTGGCTTGGTGAAGACTTCGGTGTAGCGGAGCCGCGTGTTAGTGGCAGACGTAGTCGTGGCAGCATGACCAACATCACCAAGGAACAACTTAGTGAAGTTCAGACCCCAGAAGAACAGAAAAATGCGTTTGAGCGCTATAGAAACAACTTGGTTGAACTACGCAAAGATGTTGCTGGCCGTCTTCAAGTTATTGACCAATTCGAACGCGGGGAGACTCCACGAAATGTGGATATGGATAATCTTCGCGACCACCCAGAATTTGTTCGTTTAGCCGAAAGAGGTCGTGCTCTTATTACGGGTGCAGTCGGCTCGGAGAACCCTGGTCAGCAATACGGTGATTTTGAAAACGAAGATGTCCTATTCCTGACACATACTGGTGTTTCCGTACTTGATGGCGGCGTACTGGACCCTCAATTCACTGCTGGGCTTGGTGAGGCGTCCGAAATTATTGGTGGTGCCAAAAACTCAAAACGCTCCAATCAAGTTGGTCGTAATCTACTCATCCGTTCTTACGAGCAGGCAGAAAAAGACCTTGCAATAACACGTAGCGAACTTGAAGAATTTGAAAAAGTCGGCGTGAATACCGAACAAATCGAGCGACTCAAGAAAACTATTGCAGCCAGAGAACAATGGCTTGCCGATAACAAGCAATTTTATGATTACGCAAAATCTGGTCGCGAACATCTTTCTTACTATCCAGCAGATATAAGAATTGGTGTTGGCTATGCTCGTGATAGGGGTGGCGAAGGAGCAAGTCGCGTCTACTTGGCGGCGGTTCCCAAGTCGCAAGCCACTATGTACGCAGGACCAATTGGTTTCCCCCGCAGTGAACGCGAATATCAGGTTTTTGAAAAAGTTGAACCGATTGCATCTATTGAATTCGCGAGCAGCGCACGAACCGGAACAGAATCAGATACTGATGCACTGAATGCAGCAACTGGATATTTTGAGCAAGTTGCCAACGAGTGGAACAAAGAAAATTCAAGAAGCACCCGTAGCGCTAGGTACAGTCTGTCAACACGTAGCGCAACAACTACCCCAGAAGACGAAAAGACGCGGAAAGTCCAAGAAAACAGGGAACGCTCGCAGGAAAGAATTAAAAAAGTCGCAAAATTAGGGGAAGAACATTCTCGCTCCATGCTGGAGGGCAATGCTGAATTGCGTAATGCAGTGCAACAGATTCGCGACGCAGTGGAAAATCTAAGCACACAAGAATTGCGGGAAATAATTGGCCCCATAGGGACGATAGATGGCGAACGGGGGTACGCAGAGTACGTGCTCAAAGCCGTCAATTCATCAATGAGGCGAAACGTTCGTCCACTATATGGTTTTACCGAGGAAAGGACCAACAAAGCACTTCTTTCTCTTACGAATGCGCTAGTTAAGCCCTCTCCAGAAAAAGAAAGAATTGTTCGCCAGATTGAACGCGCAATAGGAGATAGGCCAAAAAGACTTGGTGGCGAAGAAAGAGTGCTTGCAAACGACTTTATTACTGCAAAAGATTTTGCAAACTCGCATTGGCATGGCGCCTGGATTTACCCTGATGGCCGCATCTACCCGGTTATGTCACATGATGCCGAGCATGAATACGGCGATGCATTCGATGATGGCCTCGTTCGCCTACTTTTTGGTCCCCCCGGAAACGTGAATATCGATGCCACAGGATTAAATGACAAGCAAATTGACGCTATTGCTGACATAGTCCAACTTTCTAATGCTCCAGCAGTATCAGTCAGCCGCAAACGCCGTGATTATGACGGCGACACCGTTCCGGCATTGTTCCCTATCGGTGAGTTTGACCTAACATCCAGGACCCCTTCTGCCAAAGAAATAAAGGAATTCCTTGGAACGGAAGACTTCGTAGAAAAACCAGATTTCATCCCAGAATGGGCGAGACTAAGTTCGGACCGGAATGCGCGGACATCAACGGGAATGCCTAGTACTCGCTCGCGAACGATGCGAGCAAATGATGGACGAATGCCGCCGCGCGCCAGAATTACTCGCCGTCGTAGCGAGTTGTCGCGAGAGGAAGATATCGCCGAGGGTCTCGCGGAAATAGAAGAAGAAAAGACAGCGAGTCCGTGGGAAAAATACAAAATTCTACAAAGTGATGACGGCGTCTACTATGCAGACAGGATATCGGGGAGGGATGTATCTCTCCTTCGTGCGGGGAAACTAAAACCACCCGCATACCCATTCTTTGCGCCACGAGGCGGTGGTTCTAATCAGGAGACTGGAGAGGGGTACTACTTCTCGATTACTGGTCAAAAATTCAATGGTCGATATGGGGCATCTGGCGCTTTGGTGCGTCGTCGCAGGGGTCGCTTTGGTGAATATGAATATCTCCTTGCGCGACGTGCTCCATGGATGAGTTCAGGCGGCGGACAATGGTCATTCCCCGGTGGTGTCCATAAGGACAAGGACAGTTCCGAGATTCCAATGGAGACAGCCGTAACGGAGTTCAGGGAAGAAGTTGGCGGGGACCTAGAAGGACTATTGCCAGTTTATTCCTACCGCGACCAACGTGCTCCAGACTGGGCTTACGACACCCATGTTTATGAAGTCGGCAGACGAGATTTGTCTGATATGAAAATTGGCGATGGAGAAAATACAGAAATTGGATGGTTTACCGCTTCCGAGATAATGGACATGAATCAAGATGGGCAACTTCTTCGCTCGTTTGGTTTGGTGGCCAGAGATATTCTCATTAATTCTGGGGACACATCACTAACTGAACGTGAACCAGGGAATCTTGGCAGACTATTCGGACGATTTCGTGGTTCTCGGCGTGATACCAATGATGCCGCACTTGCATCAACTCGCTCTACTCGCTCCTACATATCGCCAACATCGCCAACACAAAATAGAAGGTTGGCGAATAGAAAAGCATATATAGATGAAAAACGAGCACGTATTGAAAATCAAATGCGAGAAAAGCGCCTTGCTGGTAATGCAACTTTGGTCAGTTTAATTGATAATATTACGAAACTCCTAGATAATCCCGAGTTAGATAAAAACTCGTTAAGGGAGATTAGGTGGATGAGTGGGCGTTCTGATTATCCACTGCGCTCACCTTCAATAACTCTAGAAATGCTAGAGAATCTTGAGCGTGACATTCGTGCTGTTCAAAAAAATAAAGGCATAACAGAATCTGATGAGTCCATTGCTGGCGTATTGGCTAATCTTGGTGACGAAATACGAAGAAGACGAAGTATCGACAGTTTTGACCGTAGGGGCGCGAACAAGCGTCCACTGCGAATGAAATTCATAACAGTAGATGAGTTTGTCGATTCAGATTACTACTCAGCATGGCTCTACCCAGATGGAACTTTGTATCCAAGTATTGGCGAACATGCTGATGAGCATAACTTTTTTGATTCATTTGATGATGGACTCATACGACTTCGCATGAGTCGCGAATACATAGGTCCGGCCATGGATTCACGGGGCCAAACAGTATTTAAACAAGTCCGACCAGAAGTAGGGATAGAGGGCGGCAATGTTCAACTAACTGATTCCCAGATACAGACACTTGAACGCCTTTATTATAAATTGGAGGCTGATACGTTTACGTATTCCATAAGCGATGAGAAAGAACTTAATGATGCTCGTTACACCGGAACGCTGGGCATTCCCAAAAAAGAAAACAGAATAACACTCGGTATTCTTGGTGAGAGCGAGATAGGTGCAATCGGTGACACTATTCGTGGTGTTCAGGGCGACGAAGCCGCTCCAGTACCACTGAGCGAGGGATACGAGTACAGGGGCAATAGGAGCGTGACCGGCAGAAGGGTTGAGTCAAACCCCAATATCGCCGATGAAGTCCCTGCCGAAGACAATGATGCCGAACAAGAAACTCAACTTATGTCGACACGTTCTCGACGCGGCAAGAATCGTAAAAAGTGGAATGTCACTGGGGATAAAAAAGTTACTGGTGATATGAAGAAATTGACACCAGAACAAGTTAGGCAAGAACAAGAACAGAAGCGCCGAGCCACGAAGATTCCCGGAAAACGCAAAGAGGGACCATCTTCTCGGGAATGGCTCAATATCACGAGAAGCACTATCGCCCCAGGCAACAATGCGAAAGAACAATACATAAATGGTCTTTCGGCAATGAGAGCCGGTGGCGAACTCAGGCCGCTCGGTCGTCCATTGTCATCCCAGAATAGTGATGGCTCAATGTCTTATATATCATTTGGCAGCGACGTTAAACCTGGTGACATTCTCCCCGACAACTTCATGCAATCCCTAGCATCACAGGGTGACGCTAGATATTCGGTTGCTTCGGTTGGGCGAATGCGAGATGGTGTTAATAAATTGGTCCTTCGTGACCTAGTGAGTGGTAATGCCATATCGGCAGTTATCCCTGATGACCAACAACTTCTGAATGCCAATCGTCCAGCAAGTACCCGCAGCGGACGTACTCGGATACCCGCTGTATGGAGAGACACGGTAGAGGATTTCCGCGCAGGTTCAACTGACGCAATAGTCAGCAGAGTTCGTGCGTTGTTAGACGAAATGAATGACTCACGAAACGAGTTGCGAGAACTAGATGCACAATTTGATGCCGTTAATTATGAGTGGCCAAATGCCGAAATGGAAAATCGTTCAGCGTTTCTTGATGAGTCGATATTGGCCATTGAACGCGAAGTGAATGAAATATTTGCTGCAGCCCAGCATCTTGTTCGCGAAGAGCGTCAGGCAGCACTTACTTCAGCATCATACAAAAAAGCGAAAAAGCAAGCATCTGGCTACATCGATGCAACCGAAAGGTTTGGACTTACCGAAGAAGACTGGGCAGATGTCTTGTCACTGCTTGAATATGACTCAGCATTAGAGCGGTCATTATTTGATACCGGACCACGTGGCACATCTCGCCCTGCAGGGATGACTCGCACTTCAGCGTCAGAACTAGCAGAAGAACTCAATCAACTAGCAAGCGATGACCAGGTGGGCAGTTATATCGACATGCTTGAAGTCGACTCAATCATCAATGGAAGAGACATTGACGACGAAGATAGGTCGTTCATCAATAAATCTGCATCAGACATACTTGAAAATGCAATCCTCTCCGTTCGTCGCAAGAGAAAACTGGCTGATGCAAAACAAGCCGTTATCAATACAACCGCTACAGAACTAGACGAACAAGCCGTATTGGCAATATCCCCATCAACTCGGAGCGTTGTATCCCCTCGCATAACGAGCAAGGCAACAGTCAAGATGGGTACTGATTTGCGAAATTCAGAACAATTATTCCCTGGTCGCTCAAGCAAGTTCGCTAATTCCAATGTTTCATTCGTCGCATATGACGGAAACCGCAACGAACTCATTGTTGGCAGGAATGGCGGCATTTATCGTTATGGCGGAATGAGTGATGAGATTATTGATACTTTCCTTAGAAGTAGGAAGACGGTAGACGCATCCCTAAATCAACTTGATAAAGATTCCAGTTATACCGTGTCACCAGACGGCAGCCGTCGTGGCCTCGTTCCAGGGCTTGCTCAACTCCTTGAAAGAGATGCCCGGAGAGTGAAACTAAGTTCTACGGAAACATCTGTAATAAAGAATCTTGCAGGTGCTTATTCGGCATCATCCAGGGATGAGGTCACTCCCGTTGACCCAATCAGGGCTCACTCAATTGCTAAGAAACTATTTGCGAATCAAGAGGCTGCTGCCGCGATTAACATCGTTGATGCACTAGAGGATTCCAGGAGTGCGCGCCTTTTGCCAGAGGGGATAGCACCCATGTATCGTCCTCTTCCAAAAACGCCATCAAATACCATCAGCATTGTTTTGGACAATAATGACGCTGGAATAGTTCGTGATGAACTGGCGGAATTAAGAAAGCGTTTTGCCAATAATCGCGAAATTACTTCGGCGATTGATGTCTATGACAAACTTATTGCTGGTGGACAGAGTGGTGGACTCAAGACTGCATTCAGCATGTCGCCAGCAGAGTATGAGTTTATTCGTGATGGCATAACCGCTCTTCGTTCATCAAATATGAG